TCCAATTCCTTGCATTCCTCCTGAAACAACTTGTGCGGCAGCATTAGGAATAGATTTAGCTAATATGCCAGCGGCTTGAGGTATTGTGCTTGGATTCATGGCGAGTATATTTGCTGCCGGCGACATTCCAGGGATAGCATTTAGAATTGCGGAACCCCATGATTCAGGCGCAACTTTTGGTTTAAATCCTAAATCATCATCAGATTGCTGCTTTGGGATAAAGCCTAAATCTTCGTCCATTATGATGCCCTCTTATATCCGCGAGATAATGCTTTTTCTAGATTTTCTCTTGGAATGGTTCCCTCTGTCCCGTCTGGTCGAATAACATCTACCGTATTATGAGCCATAAGCTTGTTATAGGAGTTCGTTAAATATTTTTCCTCATCTTTTGCGCTATATCTATCTATCGACATATATCCTTTAGCCATAGCATTTCCAGTATCATTTTCTAAATTTTGTAAATGATGCTGAAATTCATGAATCCTATTAGTATAATCTTCTGACGACTCCCAATTTTGACGCGCTAAAACAGCATGAATCATAGGTAAAGTAGTTTCAGTTTGCTTTAAAGCAGACCCCGCTATCACATGCTCTACGGATTTATTTAAGACTGCCTGATATTGCACTGCATCTCCCCGTGAAACCCCCCATGCTGAATTTGGTAAAAGCTGGCTCATGCCCGCAGCCTGAAACTTCCCCTTGCTTCCATATTTTATTAAATCATCCATGTAAGGAACTGCTTGCCTTAAGGCAATTAATTGAACCCTTGATTTCTCGCGTCCAGCAGATGTTAAAACAGCAAAACGCTCGCCCGTTCGAAGATTTTGCAAAGCCACCGGATGGCCTCTGGCATCAGGAACCCCAGCAGGCGCAAGAACATTCATAGCCTTAGGATTTGCTCCAGGAAATGTTTGCTGAGATTCTGGCGGCGCAGCTGACGCGGCATTACTCGCGCCAGAAGCGGGGGCAGTCGTCGTTACTGGAGAAGCATTTGGAGCCGCAGGAGATGCTGGCGCAACGCTTGGGGTTGCGGCATTAGTTGTAGGCGCGCTAGATACGGGAGGCGCCATTGGAATACCCATAGGAGGGGTGACCGGCTCTTCCGGTGGAAGCCCCACGATATTTGGTCTAGCAACTTTAGGCGCTGGCGCATTTGATAATGGAGCGCGCAGAAGTGGCGGAGCACTTTCCGAAGGAGCAGCTGGAGCTGATGTATCATCGGGCGCGTCGTCTTGCTCGGCTCCCGCAGGAGGAGCTGCGGCAGCTTTAGGAATTGATGGGGGCATTGATATAGGCGCCGCATTTGGAGAAGCTATATTTGCTGGTGGTGGCTCGGCGCCATGCGCTTGCGCGTCAGTTAATCCAGGAATTGGATGGCCAGTAGCGTCATCAATATAAGTGGTCGCACCTTTCGCGGGGGTTGCGCCTAATTGTTTTGCTTTAGCAAGAGCCAAGCTAGTTTGCGCATCTTGAAGATGCATTGCAGCTTGGTCTTGGGCGGGTAAATCTTTGAATTTTTGATTGCTTATTGCATTCGCAATTTGGTCTTTACGAATTTCTAATTGTTTTATCATCGGCGCATATCGATTATCAATCGCCTTTCCCTGATTGGTTAAATTCAGCCCAGCTAATGTTGCAGCACTCATTCTGGGCGCGTAATTCGCTTTATTTTGCTCAATAGAAACATCAGCAGCACCCTTTTGAAAATCTTGTTGTGCCATCCGGGGAGCATAATTTAACTTAACCTGATTTAATGCAGCAATAATCTTAGCGTTACGCGCAGCCGCTAAGTTCTTCGCGCTATTATTATAGGCATCAAAAGAATCTAGTATTGAACTAGGTCTTCCACCAAACATTGCACCCCAAAAATCTGCCATAGCTTACTCTCTACTTATTACTGCTGTTGATAAGATTGATTAGTATCTGGATCGAACCATGGAATATTAGATGAGCCAGCGCCAGAGCCGCCAAAATAATTTCCTATCGCACCTCCAATAGCTCCGCCAATTGGGCCGCCAAATATACTTCCGGCCACACCTAATCCCATTCCAGCCAATCCCTGCATACCGCCAGCTCGACCCGTATCTTGCGCCGCTTTTGCTTTGGCCATGTCGTCAAAGTATTTCTGCATTGTCTGCATTAAATTATTTGATGCGCTAAATCCTTGTGTCTCTAATCCACTTTGACCACCCAAATATTCATTACGGGTGTTATACATTTGATTCATGTATTTATTAAAATCGTCAGCGCGTGTTGATTGCGATAAATTAGCTGCCGCCGTTTGCTCAGCTCCTGAGCCTAACATACCACTGGCAGCCGCCGCGTTATTTGCGCCCGTTTGCCCTACCTGATTTATGGCCAATGCTTCCGGTGATTCTTTATATCCAGCAGCAAACTGATTATATAAAGCCGCTGGATTTTGACTTTGATTTAAGGCTGCAATATAAGCGTCATAAGCTGTATTTCCACGCTGAATATAAGGGTTCATCATCCCTTGCGCGCCAGCCATTCCTTGCTGATATTGTCCCTGCATATCTTTAGCCGCTTGTTCGCGGCCGCCACCGAAGAAATCATCAATCCAACTCATATATCACCTATGCTGCAACGCGAGTGAATGTCCACCATGCGCCTTGTTCTCTAAAATTAAAACGACCCGTTGTCTTGTTATAAATAATGCTTCCATCAATTGCATTTTGTAATAAATTCCTATCGGCCTCTAACATTTCAATAACAATGGTTACGGGCGTTTCTTGTTTCGCGGCATTATTAAGCCTGTCATGTGTAACTACCAACCCTAATGTTTGCGATATAGAATTAAAATGATTTTTCCATATATCGGTAAAAACATTAGCCGATGTAATTACTTTATCCTGTATTGGTGGAACCGCTAAAAATGGTGCGTTAAGACGACTCATTCGTTTTGAACCTCCATATCCACGGCGGCACCTAAAATATAAGTGGGAACCGCGTTATACATTTCCCATTTATAGATAGCATCTCGATAGGTTCCTATATCAAACCATAAAACACGCTGCAATCTATCGCCCGCTCTACCAACAGATGCGCTCCCTAAAGAATCATAAGTAACGCCGCCATCTTCAGAAACGCTTAGATAAATTATGGGATTAACATCAGATGCATTTGCTAAATCTAAATAAGACGGAAGCGGCGACGGATTTAAATGCGCTTTTTGATTTATCGCGCCAATGCCTTGCAACATATCCACCTGCAATCGACCGTAACTAATTCTGTCGTATGTAGGAACGCTTGTTACTCTGCAAATTCTAGTGCGCTTAATTCGTTCACCATTATTTGTTAAATATAAATTACTCACTTCATATAATTTAGAATCATTATATGCAGTGACAAAATGTTTGTTATCAAAGAAAGCATGCGTATTTGCAATATCCCTATGATTTCCTTCTGTATCATGCGGCGTACTGGCTGTATTCGCCATTTCTAATTCGTGCCATAATAATATTCCTTTGTCCGGCTCGCTTAAACTCGCATTAAAAACAAATGTATGGTCATCCGTTGTAAAATTAAGTTGATAAAATACTTGTCCATTTATTTTATACGCAAAACCTTCCGCATCTTCAGGATGTGAAAAATATTGTATTTGCTCATCCATTTCAGGCGTACTAATTGGAATTGGTGTAATTCCACCAGCAATCATCATGACAGAACCTACACCGTCAATATCATTTGATAAATAAAATAATCTATCGAATGCTTGCGAAATTGTTCCAATCGCTGCTACCCCATGCTCTAATAATAAATTATTATTACGCCTGAATCTAAAAGCAGCATCGCCTGCGTCATACCATAATTCACTCTTAACTAACCCAAAAAAGAAAATTGTTCTTTTTAATACTGCTAATCCATTTAAAATAGTCGGGCGTGAATTAATTAATGCAAAATCTAAAACAGGCCATGAAGCACCATTATTTAATGCACTCACATAAAACCTATTTCTAAATGCTGTATTTTTGCTTTCTAATATAAACGACCCATCCATAAAATCCACATCAAGAGGCATGAATGTGCCGGACGGTGGAGGCGGCAAAGTTCCAGTAATGTCCGCGCCTGTTGCGGTGCTTACTGTAAATAAATAAGCTTTAGCACCATCAACAAATATTATTTGGTCTTCGTTTGCTGCAATTCCTACATGTCCAGTGAAGGTGCCAAAAAAATTAGCCGCCACCACATTAATGACGAGAGAACTATCCATTCTATAAATCGTATCGCCATGAACAAAATAAGTGAAATCATTGAATACAAATGATGCTCTTCCTGCATTGCTGTCGGCAAAATCACCTACTTCTAATTTTCCTGGCGTAGGATGTAAATATGTTGTTTTTTTTCCTTCAGTTGCATGGGCTTCATACATATTAATTGTGCGCGATGCATTAATTTTTGTAACAATATTTTGATGCATGCTCCCGACAATGGGGAAATCCATGCGCTTCATGGCGCAAGCCCGTATAAGATATAATAAGCATTTCGGTAAGGCTGCATTAATATTCCATCCGGCTTAAGAAGAAGATTAATTTCTACAGCTGCCTTCACATTTTTTAATAACATCTGATATTCATTTTCTAACTTTTCATTCCATGAACTCGATGGATAATAAGAGTCTAATTCTCTCCCTACGGCATAGCGTAAAAACCGATAATAATGCGGCGGAACTTCGGTAATTACTTGAAATAAAGATAATCGATCAAACATAAATTTAGCCCGTATTTGACAGGCATATGCTTGGTCTGGAACGGGATAGAAAATCAATTGAGTTAGGGTGTCTTGCTTATCCATATAGACAGCACCAGGGCGCGTTGCCCCCTGCGGATAACGGACATTATTTAAAATAACCGCGCGGTCTACAATGTCAACCGGATATATCATGCTATCAATATTAAAATTTATAAAATCTAATTCGACGATTCTATTAAAATTAAAATCAGCAGGAACAATGTTAGAAATACTATACGTTCCTTGATTAGGTACCAATGTTACATCAATCGTTTTTATAAAAGGAATAAAAACGCCAAGACTCGAGAATGAATCTAATAAATCATTTAATAAATAAAGCGCACGACTTATCATTGGTTCAGGTGGAATTCTATCCGGACTAATCGCATTTATTAAATATAATGCATTAGTAAGAATATCATTAACTGTTCTCGAATCTTGCGCCATTATTTAACCGCCTTTGGTCTGCCACGCTTTCTTACTTGGCTGTTTGACGCCCTTGACCCATTGGCTTTACTGTTAAGTTTTTTTCTTTCACCATGCTTGGGAGCACATTCACGTTGTTCGTGTCCGGGTTCTTCCCGCTCACTGGACGCTTGGGATTCGACGCTATCATTTTGTCTTTCATAAGTTAATACCTCTTCATTAAGTTCATATTGAGTTAAATCAAACCATTTACCACTCCGCAACAAAGCGACGGCTTCATCGTAATAGCAGGTTTTTAATAACCCATTTCGATGCATCGTATAGCTGCGGGGCATAAGGGCGACGCCGCCCTTATCCTTCGCATACATACTATGATAGTCAGAAAAATTAATCATAATGACAACAGTTTGATGCCATAATCATCATGCCAGCCAAAGCCAAGCAATAAATCAAGACGAAGAATATTAATGTCATTCATTACGATACCTTGTCGTTGAACACGTAAAGATACGTTTAAATCTTTATCGGTAACAACAGAGCTTGCTACGCCGTCCAATAATTCTAACGGAGGCATAACAATATCTAACCCACGAGGAGCATATGCAGGGTTAACATGATAAGTGCTGCCGCCAACGCCTTCTAGAATCACAGGCATTGTGGCTACAACAGGGG